TACATCTCTAACATATTCTGATTTCATATTCTTTCTCTTTTTACTAAAGATGCTTACTATCTCGTCGAATTCGCTTTTTTTACTTTCGGTTTTGACTTTATTGGTTTTATACTCATTTCCGATATTATAGAGCTTACATACATATCTCAGTGTGTCAGAAAATGTCGGGTCTTCTCTACAACCCCTAATAAATCCGAAAATATCAGTTCCAAAATCTTCATGGCAACCGCGAGTCCAACATCTCCAGTTCTTTTGTGCTAAAGATATAGATACACCTTTATCGTTATCTCCACCATGAATCGGGCATTTCATAAATATATTATCAGACATGCACTCATAGTCTATGTCTAGATCTTCTAAGAGAATCTCAATGTTATCTACTATAAGATCCTTAACTTTATTTAAATCAAGTCTTTGTTTTGTTGTACTCATCTTAATGTTTTTTAAATGGAGTCGGGTTTATACCATCAAATCTTTCTTCGTCCAAGATATAATAAAGATCTTCACCTTTTTGATCTATTAAATTATATTTAGACTTGGTTCTAAAGCCACTCATATCATAAACTTTTGTTACATAAATTATTTGTTCGGCCTTTGACATGGCTGTAACCTCACCATGAGATGGGCCTCCTTTAAAGTGTGCTTTGTAGCTCATTCTGTATCTTCCTCAAATGGTAGTTCTGCGCCTTCAATTGCGTCGTCGGTTCCAGATTTTATAAATTCATCTCTTGTTCTTAACTCAGATAGTTTAGCATAATCGCCATCCATCCTAAGATTTATATAGTTTCCGTCCTGCATTCCGGGGCCATGTCTGGAAACAATAGGTACAAGTTTTCTATTGCCAGCCTTTGGTCCATCCTCTGCTAATTCCTCGGCGGACTTTTCTTTAAATATAGAGAATGATGTACATAGCCAGATAAGCCTGTCAGAACCGCTTACAGCGTCCGTAGACTCTTTGGTGATACCATCTCTATTTAACTGCACAAATGCAAGACATGCAAAATCATACTTAACCGCAAGATTATGTAAATTTGTAATTTGAAAACCTAACGCTTGGTACTCTTGGATGTTACCAGAGATTCCGGCAGACGACATGAGTTTAAGATAATCGTAAACGACTACGCACTCATTTGTTCTTCCGTTTTCATCTGTGCCAACTTCTTGAATTACCCATCGTTTAATGTGATTTAGAATATTCTCAAATGGCGCTCCCGCTACACTAACATAAGTATACGGTATATCCTTGATCTCATCCATAGCTGCTTTTACGGCAATGAATTTTTCTTCATCTTCCGCAAACTTACCCGTAGAAATTTCACTAATTGGAACGCCGCTAATTCCAGAAAGAATTCTGTTTAGATGATCTTCTTTGCTCATCTCTGTGTCGAGCATTAGTACAGGTACACCTTTTCTTGCTACGTGTACCGCAACATTATCGCCAAACACAGATTTACCAACTTTGGGTCTAGCAGAAACTAAATCTACACACTTGCGTCGTAAGCCACCACCAATGGCCGCATCATATCTATTAAAACCGCTGGGGATGCCGATCTGGTCACACTTATTCTCTATAAGAAAGTCAACATAGTCTTCTAACCCCTCGCCTATTTTCTCTGGTTTATCTCTTGTATCATCTTCTTGGAGAAACTCTGTAATAGGATTTTCTACAATACCGATAATATCATCAATATCTTCATCGCCTTTGATCTCTTCTATATCTCTACCGATTTTGCTGGCAAGACTTCTGATTTTTCGGGCGAACTCAAACTTCTTGATTTGTGCGGCAAAGTGAATTACGTTTTCTTTCTTTACCGGAAATTCCATTAAAGAATTAATGTATTCAAGCTCTTGCCTCGTCTGTATTATTTCAGAAAACCCAAGCTGATCGGCGGCAGAAAGAATAGCAGGTAGATCAACTTGCGTTTCTTTTGCTAAGATTTTTTCAATACATTTATATATTAGCTGATTGTTTTGATGACAAAAACTATTGTGATCAATTATATCGCTAATCTCAACATATGATTCTAGACCGTAGGTAAAGAGACCAGCGAGTACTGCTCTCTCTGCACCTAAGTCCAACAGCTTGGATTCCATTATCTGCCCCCACACCGATTACATCGGTGGTATTCTCCATAAAGTAAGCTTGGGTTTTCCATGTATGTTTTACCGCACACAGAACACTCCACTTTAATTTTTTTAGCTTTTGCTCTACTTCTTGTAGCTCGTTTTCTACCTCCTTCCCATTCTTCTTCGCCCTCTGGCAATTTCCATTCGCCAGTATCTTGCCAACTATTTTTTCTGGCTCTCACCGGAGTCCTCCCTCTTTCTAATTTAGAATTAGTAACACGAAAATCTTCATTAACATTATTAGCAGGAACATCCTGCTTTTCTTCTTTTACTTCAACGCCCATCGAGGAACCAACAGATTTAAAGACTTTTTCAAATGCCTTTCGCTGTTCGTCGTCTAATGATTCAATAAATTTAGCCATATCTTCTGAGTTCATTTTCTTTTACCTTTTTCAAAAAGTATGTCAGCTTTCCTACGTATATTATACTCTCTGTTTTTAATATTTTCAAGTCTTCCCTGAGCGGTTATTTTCCAATCATTAATTTTATTAGCTAACTCGTTGTTTCTCAGGATTGTAGCGACTTTGGTTTCATGTTTAGCGTATGTATCCCAAACTCCACTTGATATTTGTTCAGATATAATACTTTGTAGAGAGTTTTCGCACCAGCGAATAACGTTCTCGCAGTGAGCGCGCTCTGTGCCAACGTGATCTACATATTGCATAAGTTGATATGCGTAACCAAAACATTCATCTTGTGTTAATTTTTCTAGACTTTCTAGTGAAAGGGTTTCTGCCAAAGCAAATTCTGGATTAAATTTTGTAGGTGTTATATTTTTTGCGGTTATATATGCTTCGATACCTTCTAAGAATTGTTTAAGTCTTTCAGCGGCTGTCAATTTGATTTCTCCAATCTTCTATACTATCGGAATATTTAAGAACTATTAAATCTATATTGTTCAACTTACACCATTCTTCTTTTATCCAGTCTCTTCTTTTTGCTGTTAAGAATCCGGCTTTTGTTTTATGAAAGAATTTACAAAATTCATAATGTTGCTGTCCATGAACTTCTATTCCAAGCATAAAATTTGGAATGAAAAAGTCTAGGAATAGCGCTGACTTCTTACTTGGGCATCTTGATCCCGGCAGCTTAACTTCTTCTAAGATGTTATAGCCTTTAAATGTATCAGCAAGAAGTTCTCTTGCTGCTATATGATACTTTGATTTAACGGTCTTGTCATCTTTTTTTACAATATATTTATTTAAATTTATATTATATTCACGACCGTTAAGACCTACGATTTTCATAGAACATTTTTTATTTCATCGTATAAGAAACTTTGAATATCAGGGTTTGTTTCTATAAACTCGCTTAGTTTTGACATACCCTGAAACTTAAAAAACTTTTCAACAGCTTCTTTGTCTTCTGGGTCAACGTCGTTTTTCTCTAGTAGAGATTTGACTCTTTTATCGTCAGAGCCAACCGCAGAGACAATGGTGTACCATGCGCCTGCCTGTTTAATAAATGTAAGCTCGTTGGCTATTTCGCATAGCTCTCTCACTTCGTCAATTCCAGTTCCATATCTGATATATGAAACAGCATTAGAATTTGGCTTACCTCCAGCCGCAGATGTCTTTATAATCCAGTTAGCAACTTGACCAACATCGTTTCCAGCTTCATCTGTCTCCTCCCACTTTCCACGGTGAGTAATAACCATATTTGTTCCCGCTTGATACTGTAGCATATTACCACAGTCAGCAAGTTTGGCAGGAGACCAACGAGAACCACCAGTATTAGCAATATTATGAGTAATAAAAATAAGTATAGACTTAGTTCTTGCTACATCATTACTGATACGTTTAAAAAACATAGATAGTAGTCTAGGTAATTGCGCTCTAACTCCACCTCTAACATCCCCATCAAGCTCGTCTTGCGGAACCATGTTAGACACAGAGTCAATTATGGCTACAAAGTCAGGAGTATTCTTAACGTATGTCTCAATTGCATTTAGGAATGTCTCAGCAGATACAACAGGTTGATTGTCGGTCGCTTGAATAACTTTAATCTTGCTAGCATCAAGACCTTTGATACCCGTAAAGTTCTCTTTTGTAAGCCTACCTTCAGTATTAAAGTAAAATACATTCTTACCTGCCGCTTGAGCTTTTGCCGCAAAGTAAAGCGATGTAGTTGTCTTGCCAGTTTTAGGGTCGCCAGTCATTACCACAACACTACCTTCTCTAACACCACCTCCAGTAGCCAAATCTAGCGCCGGTGAAATACCAATAGTCTTGAAGTTTTGCAGGTCAGCAAGAACTTTTGTTCCTTGCTCTACAATATCACCATACTTTCCAATGATTTGATTGCTTACAATGTCGTCATCAAACTTATTCTTCGCTTTCTTTTTTGCCATTTAATCCTCTTAATTTATTTAATCCAGATTTCTTTCCGTATGATTTATTCCTAGTCTTAGCTTCTTTGTTTATTTTTAGATCTTGCTTGGGCTTATTATTCTCCTGTTCTATTATAGCGATTTGTTTCTTTATTTCTGGGATAATTCTATTATTTTTGAGAGAAAATACAGATTTTTGATTCATAACAGCACGAACTACAGCCTTCTCTCCGTACTTTTTTATAAGAGAGTTTGCAGTAAACATTTGCTGCTTGAATGTCCAATCCCAAGGTTTTTTATTCCAAAACTTGTAAGTAAGATTGCCTTCATTCTTATATTCAGCTAAACGAAGGCACATCATCTCAGCGAGATACGCAGCACAGGTGCAATAATCCCCTGTGCTTTGATGTTTATATTTACTTTTTTCAGTTCTTTTCCGTTTTGTCATAGATGATTGCTTCTTCAAAACAGTTTTCAATTTCATCTTCATACTCTTTATCAATAATTAGTTCTGGAGTTATCCACATTTTTTTATCAACTTTACTGTTTTTTACTTTGCCTGTAGTAAAATAGTGTCTTGTTTCTCCACCCATTTTACCAATAACGGACTTCACTATATATATACCATCAGAATCTTCAATGTCAACGGTTTCTTTGTGAGATTTAAATTGTAAATATAGTTCAGAAAAATATAACCTTTCTGACTCGCATTTCTTTTTTAAATCTATCCATTCGTCGTGCTTATCAATATTAAATTCTTCTCCGTTTGTAAGCTTGCACCTTATCCAAATGGCAGATTTATTAGTTTTATAACGTTTTAGAAATTCTTCTGTATTCATTTTATTGTATCTACGCAGTTTGGTCTTTTCCTTTGTTTTGAAAATGATTTAGATCTAAAATCATCACTAAGCATAGAGCCGTTTTCTGTCATAACAGTCGAACCTTTTTTGTTGCTAAATATTTGTTCTGACAGTTCAGTTTTTTCTTTTTGAACAGGTGAGTCACATTTAGAAGCATATGCCGTGACAACACTTTTTGCTCTATCTAAATCAGACGCAAGTTTTTCCACTCCTAAGTCTAAATTTTGCTCAATGTAAAACTTTTCAATTTTACTCAATGGTCCTCTCTTACTCATTTATAAATCTCCTGTTTGCCCTTGTTAAGTAAATAGAATTATTTGTTTGAAGATATATTAAATAAAAATCAAACGTTTCTTTAGAGACTCTTTTTAGTTTTGTCTCTAGATATTTTTCTCTATTGGAGTTAATTCCAATTGGATCATAAATTTGATTTTTATAGGTTGTGATAAAATAATTTTCATTCTCTTTAGAAGAAACTATTTTAGCAAAAATCTTTTCTTTTTTATTTAAGACTTGAGATCCTTTCTTATTAAAATCTATTTCTTTTGAAATTAATATCTCTTGATCTTCATGTTCATTTAAATATTTCATTTTCCCTCCATAATATATCTAGTCTTTTGATCGTTGGACATTTTATTGATTTCACTCATTGATTTAGTTGTATGTTCGTGATGCCAAGGTTTTTCAACCTTCGGCTGTGACTCACGCTTCATAGCTTCCATTTCATTAATCTTATTTTTGTTTATTTTAGTATTTCTGTCGGCAACACTTCCTACGGTATTGCTTCCCGCCATAAAACTGTGAAGCCCACCAGTAACGACTCTAAACAATCCAGATTCCGAAAAGCATTTCGGACATGTGGTTAGTTCTGGGTCTGTAACCTTTTGGAACACATCACTAACTTTCGCTTCACAGTTTCTACATTCATAATCGTATATCGGCATTAGCTCTCCAGTCTAGTTAATATTTGTCCTAATATCCCGTTTCTTTGAATATCACTATATCCTAATCTACATATACCTACGCCGTCAAGGTCTTGTAGTTTATCAATAATTTCTTCAAGTCCACTTTTAGATCTAAGGTCTGTTTGTTTTATATCACCATTGATAATTACTTTACTTCCTTGACCCATACGAGTAATAAACATCTTAATTTGTTCCCACGTACAGTTCTGTGCTTCATCTAATATCATATATGTATTATGAAAAGTAGACCCTCTCATTATTTCAAGTGGTTGATACTTTATTCTACCCTCATTATAATACATTCCATAGTATGCGCGACCTAAAAAATGTCTAAAATTTTCTTGCATAGGGAGAAGATAAGGCGCTATTTTTTCTAATAAATCCCCCGGCAAACTACCCAAATCTTTACCTGTACAAACTAAAGGTCTTGTAATTAATACTTGGTCTATTTCACCTCTATGTAGATGAGAGGAAGCAATTCCAGAAGCTATAAAAGATTTACCACAACCAGATGGGCCTGTGCAAAATATTACATCATTTTCTATAATTGCTCTAATGTAATCTTTTTGGTTAGGTGTTTTAGCCTCCACCTGTTTAGGTTGTTGTTTAGCTATTTCGTTTTCTTTTCTGGTTTTTCTCTTTGTCATTAAGTTTACCTTATATTAGTGTTAAGAACCAGAACTACCAAACCCTCCCTTTCCTCTTTGGCTATCTTCTAAGTCATCTACTTCTACTAATTCAAAATCCTCAACTTTCTGAATTAATATTTGAGCGATACGATCTCCTTTGTTTATTTCGTAACTATTATATTGAGAGTTATAAAGAATAACCCCAATGTCGCCCCTGTAGCCAGAGTCAATTACACCGGCAAATACATCTAAGCCATACTTATACGCCATTCCAGATCGCGGCCAGATAAGCCCTACATGACCTTCGGGAATTGCCATAGATATACCAGTCTTGATTAATTTGTGAGTATGCTTATCTATTATCGCCCCATTTAGAGCATATAGATCGTAACCGGCGTCGGAGCGGTTTGCCTTTGTAGGAATTATAGCGCCGG